CTCTAAATCACTTCCTTGACGTATCGCATTTGTAACAGTTTGTCCTTCTGCACCTCTACCAAGTCTATCGCCTTTTGTACCAATCGTACCTTCTTTAGCGCCTTCTCTTGCTACATCAACAACATTTGCTACAGCAGCACCTCCTGTACCTGAAGTGCCACCTGCTATTTCACCTGCTAGTTTTCCTGTTTTTGTAACTGCAAATTCACCTGCTTTTAAAGTAGCTGTAAATGGATCGGTCATTGTTCCTGTCTTTTGTAAAACATTGCCTACAGTAGTTGCTTTTGCAACGTTTGTAAGTTGTCCTGTTTTTGCCATAATAGCGCCACCACCTGACAATACTGTAGCTATATCCATAAGGACAGAAGCAGGATCAGTCGCAACTACGTGTTTTATTGAATCTTCGTTTTTATATTTATCTTTAAAATATTGACCTACTGCTAATGCCATTTCTTGGCTTTCTGCACTTTTACCTTCAGGATCAATCATGTTAACAACTTCATCAGGTAATACTAATTGCAATGTACCTGACATTAATTTTAATAAAGTTAATCCTGTTTCTATTGGATGAGTTACTGCTTCAACTATTTCTCCACCTGCTTTTATTGTTGACATTGGTAAATTTTGTCCACCTTGTACAACAGCCTGCGCCCAAGTTAAATCTTCAGGTTCACTTTCCCACGGATCAAGTTCTGCCATATTATTCCTTTAGTTTATTAACTTAAATGATGAAGGACTCTTATCGTCACCACCAACATATTCATATTTTTTGCCATTTTTTCCCTCAATAATATCTCCTATTTTATATTGAGCAATAGCTGTCCACATGTCATTCATATTTGGTACTGCGCCTGTGAAACCTTGAAACGTACTCTTGTTATCAGGATTCATTATCCATTCTAGTGAAGCATTATTTGCCATAGCAGCTTGTTCCATTGCTTCAATTAATAATCTTAAACGTCTTGCGTTTCTTTCAGGCGAAAGTTTAGGATTAAATGCTCTACTAATTAATCTTTCACCCTCTTTTTCAGTAAATTGCGCTCCTAATACAGCTTTTAAATTACGCTGAACAACGGACTCAATACTTTCACGAACATCAGTTGCACCTGGATTAATAAAAGCATTTACTAAATCCGGCGCCATTCCAACAATCGGGCCGGTCAACATACTATTTGGTTTTTCTAGTTCATACAAAGCATCTTTTAATTTAACAAGATTAGATATTTGATCTGCACCACCACCGTTTCTCCACTTTATAAGATCATCAATCATTTTTTTGTTATATTCAGTCCAAAACGTAATTTCTTGTTTGTCACCTAAATCAATTTTAGTTTGAGGTGTTTGCATATTAACAAATTCTAAATATCCAACTGGGTTTGGATCAGTTGTGTTAATTTTGTAATATTCGTATTCTTCTATACTTGTAACATCATTTGATGAAATACCTAATATTTGTAATTCGTTTTCAGGTATTTTGTCTGCGCCACCATAATGTTTTGCTAAATCTGTATATTTATCAAATTTTTCTGCTAACGCTGATGGTTTAGTAACTTTCATTGATTCTGTTACCGCTTGAGTAGGTGTAATAATGCCTTTTTCTAACATACTAACAAGGTCTGTACGACCATTAGGATATTGTGTAGATGTTAAACCTTGCAAATGCGTAATCGTAGCATTTGTTTGTTTTTCTAGTTGTTTTGATTTAAGACTTTTATCAATTGTTGAACGAAACGATGTGGCTAAATTGGCATCAGGATGCATACGCATAGAGTTCAATGCTAAACCCATTTTAGCTATCTTTTCATCACTTGGATTCCCTAACATATTTCTAATATTTTGTGTAAAACCACCCCCTTGTTGTGGTGCTTGTGCATATTGTTGATGTGTTGCACCAGGCATTACAGTTCCATCAGGCATGGTATGTGTAGCTTCTTTAGGCATTTCTTGATTGTTTTTATTACCAAGCATTTGCATTAAACCATTATTTTTACCAATTTGGCTTCCTATTAAACCACCTATTAGCATTTGTCCTAATCCTATTGCCATCTTATGCTCCTATCAAAGTAATGATGCACCTAATGTAAGGTAATCAAACAATCCTTTGTTTTGTGTTGTTGTCTGTGTTCCTACATTTGATAATGCTGGCACACCTAAAGCCTGGGTTAAATACCCAATACCTTGCGAAGGATGTCCAGTATAACCCGCGAATTTATTTTGACCTGCTGTCATAATTGCTTGTTGTAATGCTTGTTGCATTGCGCCTTGCGATCCAAGATTACTGTTTACAGTTTGCCCCATATTAAATCCAAGATTAGCCACATTACCTAATTGATTAGCTGCGTTTAATCTTTGAGCTGAACCTGACTGATTTGCAGATTGATTTGCTAATTGAGCTTGTAGATTATTATTAATATCATATTGCGCTTGGTTTTGTGCATTTTGAAAACCGGCTTGTCTTAATCCAGCAGTAGCACGAGCCATTTGCTCAGTCATGTTACGATCATTTTCTGACATTGCTATACCGTGACGAGAACCACCAAAAGCATTTGCCATTGAAGCACTTGCGCCTAATTGATTCCTATTGATCATGTTGCTACGTAGCATATCGTCTTGCGTAGCTTTTACAACTGCATCATCGTAAGGGTTAGTGTATGGACTTAAATTTGTAGTAGCAAGTTGATTAGCTGTGACTTGTGTAGGTGTGTAACCTGTTTCATCTGCGCTAACTTGCCCAGCTTTTGTAATAGCATCTGCAGCCATTACATTGATGTTTGGTCTAGGTTGCGCTCCTATGCCTAAATTGCTTTGTGGTAGACTAGGTAAAGGGGTAATTCTATTATTAATTCCACTAGGTATTAAATTACCATTTTCATCTCTCATACCTTGTAATCCCCGTGTCTGTGATATAGTAGGGGTTGGCTCTGCAACAAGTTTACCTTGTGCATCTAAAAAAGGTTTCATACGATCCCTTAAATTATTAGCACCACCAGTCATAAGTCCGTTACTTGTAGGTGGCACATACATAGAGTGATTAGGATTTCTAACTGTTTGTGTTTGAGCAATATGATTTGGATTGCCTACATATCTTCCCATATCCATAGGATTATGAGGTTTAGTTACTTGTCCACCGTTTGCTTGTCCTGCCATTACTTAATCTCCATTGAATTATCTACCACCTGTTAATCTACGACTAGCACCTACATTACCTCGACCACCTCTACTACCAGTTGTTCTTGTTGGTTTTGGTGTTGGCGTTCTTGATGGTTTACTTTTAACAGCTACTGGTTTATTTCTATTATAGTTTACTTTTACTTTTGGTTTAGCTACTGGTTTTGGTGTATAACCTTTTCTATCAGCAACAGTTTGTTTTGGTGGATCATATGCTTGAGCTTTTTTCATTGGCACAAAAGTTTTATCAGCTATTTTCTGTTTTATAGATGCATCTCTTACTTTACTATCGCTAATATTATTCAAAATTCCTGTGTTGTTTTTACTAGCATTAAACTCAGCCATTATTTGTTGTATTGATTTATCATTAGGATCGCCATACTTATTTTGAATGCTTTGTGTTTGCATCATGACATCATTTAAATTCTTACCCATGCCTTCACCAACATCTCTCATAACTGAATCTGATTGAGGTATGGGAATGCCTCGCCCACTATTTGAGCCACTTGACATCATTGGTTGACTTAAATATTGCTGTGCGTTGCCTATACCATTTTCATTTGATAATAAAGACGAATCCATACCTGAGTTCATGTTAGCGTACATTTCATCAAAAACACTTCTTTGTTCTGCGTTAGCATCTTTACCAAATACAAAAGAATTTGGATCAATGTAAGCCTCGCTTAAATCTTGTCCTCCATCTGCTCGTGATATGGGAGCTACATCGCTCCCTTCTACTTTCCCATATGTGGATTCCCTGGAGATACATATCTAGGTGTACCTCTTGTTCCATAGCTTGACATAGCTTCTTCCATTTGTTTTTCTTTAATTTCTTTTACTATATCATCATAAGTAATGTTACTAGGATGACCTGGCGAGTTTGTAGGACTAGATACAACTGTATTATCTGTTACAGTCGACACAGGATAATCTGTAGTAAATGGACTTGTGTCATCTTTCATTGATATAGCGCCAAAATAATTTTGATTTTCTTTTATTTTGTTTATTTCGTCTAATTGCTCTTGATAAGTTAAATCTTTAGAGCCACCACCTCCACCACCTGATCCACTACCCGTGTTGTTGCTGTAAGCACCACCTGGGTAAGCAGTTGTTCCTACGTTTGCTCCAAACAACGCATCATATTGTGCTGCAGCTTCAGCCTGATATTTTCTAGTTTCAGCAAGTGCTTGATCGTATAAATCCATCGAATCGTAGCCACTTAAACCACCAGCATATGTTTTTGGTGTTGGAATACCATCCATTACACTACTTGGTGTTGCTAAACCAAATGCGTTTGCAGCGTCTATATTATTTTGAAAAGCTGAAATTTGACTTGGTGTAAAACCAGCGACTTCCGGGCCGCGATAAGGCATATATTCAATACGTTGTAAATCTTCAGCACGTTGCATATTTCTTATAGCTGGTGCTTTAAGCCATTCAGGTATACTTGTTTCTTCTACGTCACTACCACTTTTTCCACCACCACCACTCATGTCAAAACTCCTTTAATAAAGTTGTAAACTGCTCAGACCAACCTCTTGATTGCAAAACTTTTTTCCAACCCTTTCTACCTGTTACAGTCATTCCTACACACCCTTGTTGTTTTCCAAATTCTATTGCATCATCATGCATATCTGTAATTTGTTCAATTCCTAAACCTTTATCTCCACCTGCAAGAAACACATGAAGCACTTTCTTATTAGGATACACTACTATTTCAGTTATTGCACAACCGTTTGCGCCTAACCACAGTTGCATATTGCCACTTATTATCCCATCAACTATATCTTTAAACTCATGAGTATTACCACCTTTATTTAAAGCTGATTGAATCCACTCACGACATCTAATCAATTCTTCTTCTAATTTCATGGATCATATTTTAATTTAACCCAAGCTCCGTTCTTGGATACAACTACTGCATTTTGTGCTTCATCCCACATTAATATTCCATCTTGTGTTGCTTTTGAATCAGCATCTCTAAATTCTAATTTGTTACGAGTATTAACTAAAAATTTATTAATACGCTCACCCCATGTACTCCATTTATCTCCTAAAGGTGGTGGTGGTAATTGTGAACTCATCGACCACCTCCTGGATCAGCTTCTATTCTCATAATGCCTGATCTCCAATCAGCTAATTTATTACCTTCTACACGTAAACGTATTTGCCTACCTGAGAACCTTACAGCAGTTGGATTTGCAAGTGTATAAAATCCATGCGTTGTTTCTGTATCATTAGGATGAAAACGTGTCTTAAAAGATACCTTAACATCGCCTTGTGTACGCTCATCAGGTATAAGTTTTGTAACTTTCATAATTTGATCACCATTGCCAAGTGATATTGAGCCTGTTTCAGCAAATGGTGTATATGATCCATGCGCAAAACCGTATTCATGGTTATATAAGTTACCACTAGCATCTGCCCATATTGGATTGTCGAACACACCACGGTCTACTGCTGCTGTTCTGTCAATAGAACCTACTGCCCAATGTCCTTCTTTGTAATCGTAAGTTACATATCTATCGTTTTCTGTAGAGTTTTCTGAAGTATAAAACCACCATATTTCACTATGTTGTGAGTTGTGTACAGCATATGCTTTACTAATTTGACTGTTACTAATATCACCGAATACTAGATCGTGTACATCACATTGCAATTCTGTTGCTACACTTCCATCAAATATGAAAAATCCGTTAGCACCTAACCAAAATGCTCCTTGATCTATAGCTACTGCTGCCTTTCTTGATGCAACACCACAGGCTGTTCCTACTCTTTCAAAACCATATACAAATGGCGCACCTGAATACGTTGCTAAATGTGCATCCGTATCCGTTAATATTAGCGTAGTACCACGCATTCTAATACCACACATAATTTGACCAGTTGTGACTAACTCAAAATCACCAGCCTCGTTTGTTGCTGCAGGTGTCCAAACGGTATTTGCTTCACGATCACACCATTGCACTTTACGTGGGTTACCACCTGCGCCTAACGCAAAAACAAAGCGTTCTTCCGTTACAAGCATAGAATTATTATTAACTGGTGCATTTGTTAAAGCTGTTGGTAATACTGATGTGTTTAATGCCCACTCATATATTTTCCCATCTTTAGAAGAACAGGCTAATAAGTTTTGTCCAAAGTTATCTAATGCCCAAGTAGTCGCTTCTTGGTAGACACCTGTATTTGGTCTTGTAATACCATACATTCCAACATTCCAAAAACCACCACCATAAGCAACATTTGTAGTTGCATTTACATCACCTGCTGTTAATCCTGCTGGTGTTATATCTGATACTGTACTAGATGCGTTAACATAATAGAGTTTATTATGACTACCTAATGCTAAAGCTGAACCACCTGAGTTATCTACCCATGCATGTAAACCTCTTGGAACAGAAGCAGATGCTGAAGCCTTACGTGTATCCCACCCACCTACAGGTCGTAAAGATTTATCGTGCCATCTAACAAGATTAGAATCTCTCCATCTATTAGATGATTCAAAATCCGTACCATTTCTGTAAACTCCTGGTGGTATTTCTAGTGGTATTAATGCCATGTTATGCTGCTATTAAAGTCCATGTTTCAGAACCTTCTCCTATTAATTCCCATTTTCTTCGACCTGATGACACTATTGCCGAACTTGATGTAATATCATTTACGTTTGCTGTGTGAGTAAATCCACCTCTAGGATCGCTTACTGTAGAAGCAATTGACACAGAAGCACTAGCCAACATAATTAACTCAGAGTCAGCATCTATGTCTGATACACCGTAAATACCGTAAGAGTCAGTAGCATTAGCTAAATGTATTCTTTCACCTGTAGCAGTTGTAGAACTTGATACAGTAGCTGTAGCAGATCCGAGAGATATTTTTTCTGATGCACAAGTAGAAGAACTTGTCGCTGTTATTGTACTAGCACCAACTGATGTTAAGTTAGCAACAGTCGTTACAACAGTTACACCTGCAGATAACGCACCTGACGTTCTTACTCTTACTGCATTTACGTTAGCTACACCTGATGTAACTGATACTGTGGATGCGCCTTCTTCTAAATCAGCAGTAGAGTATTTACCTCTATTAAATTTATATTGACCATACTTCATTTGAAGTTAGCCTAGTTCAATGTAATATCTAAATCACCTGATGGTACACGGAACACATCTCCTGATGCTACTGCTTTACTAGCCGATAAGGTTGCATACACCATAAGATTACCTGATGTCGATGCATCAAATACTCCAACGTGTGTGACTGTTCCCCACGATCCAGTTGCAGTTGGAAATTCTACTGCTGCGTTATTGCTAGTCGTGTCACCTGACGTTGTGAATGTAATAGCTTTTCTCACATAACCACTACCTGACAACTCTGTGCCACCACCAGCTTCGCCTGGAGCTGCTGTAAATAAACCTAAATATAATGTTGATGGAGCTGTGTACGCTGCACCTGCAAATACATGGTCTAGTATTTCTGTTTCTAAAAAGTTTGTAAAGCTCATACTAATCCTCTCACTTTCATTGTTAAGCCTGATCCACTATATCGAGCAGATTCAGATGCTTCATTTAATTGCATTACAGCCGCACTATACATTTGCGCCCATACTGCCACTCTTTGATCTTCTGCTAAGTACGGTGCTGAGTGTAATAACGCTCCATAGAGGTATACATCAGGCGCTTCTAGTAAAAGCCAATTATCTAAATTACTGTCACTTAAAGCTGGTAGCTTTTGATAGTAAAGTAATTCAAAGTTTGTTGTTGTAGATGGTGTTGGATAAAATTGAAACTGACTATCAGCGTGTGTGTACGCAATAGGTGTTCCTGTTGCATCTTCATTTGCTGCTCTTTTATCAGCCATTGCATCTCTTGATACTAAATTTAAGACAGTTGTTCCTGATCCTGTTAGATGTAATCTAATAGTTTCTACCCAATCAGGTGGTATCTGCATATATTCATCATTTGCATCTTGTTGACCACTTGATCTTGCTTCCATTTTCATGTGTCTAACATCTCTGTTAATCTGAGCTTCAGCTAATGCAATAAAGTCAGGTATAACTGACGTTAAATCGTCACGGTTTAAGAAATCTGCAATACTTGTCTTTAATGCTGTGTATGTATTTAATGCCATTAGTTAAATCCTAGATTGCTAAAATTTTTAGTAGGTGTATTTTCTCCTGTGTACATATTACCTTCATCTTGTACAGCGTAACCAGTAGCCATATTAGGATTATCTACAATATATTTCATAAAGTCGATTTTACCGTTATCGTCAGACATTTGAAAGATTTGTATTACTCTTTCTTGTTCCTTTTTATTTTGCATTCCACCTAATATACTATAAAACTGTTGTGTTAACGCATTCACATCTACAGGTGCAACTGGTTCACCATATACATTTGTATCAAAAGGAATCATTGTTTTTTTGCCTGTGTTTTGATAAGGACTGCCACCATACCCACCATCAGGATCAACTACTGTGCCACCTTTGTTCATAGACACACCCATTAATCCTTCCATTTCTTTTTCAGTATATTGTGCGCCTAGATTTTTTTTAGCTACTTTGTCTAATAAACCTGATTCCTTTTCTGAATATTGCGCTCCTAGCACTTTCTTCATAAATTCTTCTTTTGTCATAATAAAAGTCCTTGTCTTTGTTCTTCTTGTTGTTGTGTAGCTAATAAACCTGCACCTATTGGTATGCCTGAATATAATTCTTGTGGTAAACCTGCTTTTCTACTTTTTAGGTATTCATCAGAAAAGCCTTGATTTTCTACTTTTCCTTTACCTACTGTACTAAGTTCAGGAAATTCTTTACGCATATTTTTTATTATTTCAGGTGTAATTCTTATGCCTAAATGTTGTACAGCCTGATTATCCATGTTGACTTCAATCACTTGTACTTCATCGCCCTTACCATATTTTTTTGCAAATTTCTTAGCAAAATTAGGTATGTCTTTATTATACAATTGATCATACAAATTTTTGTTGCCCGGTACACCTCTATTATCAGTACCATCACCCCACATATTTCTTTGCATGTAAGCTGGTGTCCACACAACTGTGTCCTTACCATCTTTAATAGCTTGGTTAATTGCATATTTTAAACCAGTATTTATGTATCGCTTACCTTTAAAAGGTGCTTTTGGTTGTGGCTTATGATTATCTATTTCATTAAGTTTGCGTGTTTCCACGTTAGTATTGTTCATAAACCACTTTTTATACTTTGATAATATATTGCGATCAAAACCTTGAAAATTAGGACTTTTAGGATTTGCAACTGATTGCGGCCAATTTGTTATAAACTCATCAACAATTTTTTGTTTGTCTGTTAATTCTTCTTTACTAAGGACTCGATCTCCACTAATAGACTCTTTTGTTTTAAGTTCTTTCCAATGAACCATATCAGATAATAACGCTTCCAATAACAAATCAGTATCTATTGCATTTAGCAACTCTGCGTTTTCTTCCATAAAACTGTTATCGTTATAACGAATTTGCATTTGGTGAGTGCTAGTAAGTTTTCTGTATTTTTCATCTATCGCTGTCCATGCATTTTCAGTTTGTGAAGCGTTGTTAACTACATCTCTTTGTTTTGCGTATTTTTCTAATCTTTCTTCTTCTGTATAACCAAACTGTCTACTTTGTTGATGAAAGTCTGATTGTAATTCTTCTATGTAATAAATGTTTTGAGGATCATTATCTGAGCCATTTACATATTCTGAACGATGTGTTTTTCTAACGTGCGCTCCAACACCTTTATAATCAGGATTATGTGTTTTTGTAAATGTATTACCATCAATAACTATAAGTTCTTCACTATAGTTAGTACCACCACCCAGTTGGTAATCTTCACTACCATCAAATTGTGTGTAATCTGACCATCTTGTTTCAGTATCAGGCTCACCACCAAACGATCTTAATTCGTAATCTACACTATGTTCTTCTATAGCCATTTGTACTGCGGGCATATCATTAAAGTAGTTATCACCTCCCGCACCACCTGAGATTAAGTCTTTACCATCAGGATCATAAATTCTGTAACCATTATCATCATTTCCTTTTACGGTGTATTGACCATTACCATTAGGCATTGGCACAAGAATTTCAAATTCAGGATTTTCAAGGTATTCTTTTTGTCCTAATTCATCTACATAGTTTTCTATGTCGCTATACAATCTTGAATTAGGCAATTGTGTGCCATCTAATTGAGGTATAAAATCATCTACATCATCTGCTTCTAACACAGTCATTAATTGTTCTAAGTCAGGTTCTTCATCCATTAAGTACATTAATCTTTGATCCCAATCAACAATACCTTGCCTTTCTCTATCCTGTATGTCAGCTTTAATCATCTCTACTTTTTCTTTATTATGATCTAATATTCTTTCAGGTTCACCAAAAGGATTATCAACTGTTATGGCTTTATCAATTTCAAGTGCCTTTGTCATTGGATATTTTTCAGGATCAGATTCATGTAAATATCTAATCAAATTCATGTTGTTTTTATCTTTATGATGCGTTTGCAATCTACCAAGATTGTATGGGTATTTTTCATTAGGTGAACCTAATTCACCACCTCTATATTGATTACCATATTCATACTTAAACAGTTCTTTTCCTCTATCGTAAAGATAATCGCCATCTTCATCCATAACTGACCAAGATGCTGTTTCTGTGCTACCATCAGCAAATCTTATTTCTTGTTTCCCTTGTGCATCCCAACTTGGCTCGAAATCCCTATTATAATCGCTACCTGCATCCATTATGTAGACATCATCAGGTTCACGTTGTCCTAAATCGGGATCATATTCTAATGATACACCTGTCGTTGTAATTCTATTATTATCAATCTGCTCTAACAATCCTTCCTTAGTGATTTTGTCTTTCGGATTAAAACTATCAATAAAATCCATTACTCCTAAATCTTGTAATTCTTGATTTGATACTTGACGTTTTTCAAACCATCCTTTTAACTGTTCTGCTGGTATAGACTTAGGTAATTGGTCTAACACTACTTGTTCTGATCTTAAATAAAAACCTGCATCATCTACTTTTGCATATTGTTTATCATTACTGACATCTCTCATTGACAAGCCAACAGGTGTAGCACCTACATTTTTAATGGTTGTCATAATGCGTTCTGTAGTTTCAGGCTTCAG